GGAGTTGATGGCGCCCGCAATCGCACCGACTGGCTTCTGGTTCTGAAGTCCCCGCTCATACTGGCCGGTTGCCTTCAGGAATGAGGTCGAGTTGCTCTCGTGCCCCTTGAAGTATTTGCCCTTGTAGTTGGTGCGTGCCTTGCTGCTCATGTGGTTAAAATTCACGTTCGTATATCCGGCATGGTTAAAGCCGACGGACGTGTCGACCGCCAGGATCTTCTTCCGGAATTTTGCAACCCCGTGCGCTGATCCCATGATGGCCTCTTTTTCTTCCGGTGATGGTAGCCGCTTCTTCCCGCCCTTGGCGTACTTAAACGGCTCTGTGCGGATGCCTTGCACCGCGCTGCTGACCGCGTCAGCCACAACACGCGCTCCCTCATAGAGCGCCAGTGACGCAACACCTTGCGCCTTTTCTCCGAGCTGGTCCAGTTTCCGGATCAGCTCGCCCATCCCGGTCACATCCATTCGGAACGCCATCCCGGTCACCCCTCAATTTGAAACGACCATTCCCAGTGGAAAAGGCCCGTTTCACGCTCGTACGCGTGATAGTTCAGCGTCCAGGCGCTTTCGCAGTGCTCCGTCAGTACGGCCTCGATCAGTGCGATCCAGCCGCTTCCGCGCTTCTGGTGGCTCCACAGGTCCACGCTTCCCTCGAACGCCCGCACCTGTTTGATGTTATCTCCCTCCAGCGCGTCCGCCTCGAATTCCAGCGCGATTGTCCCGTAACTGTCCGCGTCCGGCCGCGTGTTCCAGTCGTACTCGGCCACCGGCAGCGTCACGGTGTTCGGCTCTTCGCCCTGGGTGAGTTCTTTCATGGCCGTTACCAGGCTCTCGTACTCTGTCGGCATCTCAACCCACCTCCGTTCCGCTGGTCGTCACCGGCTGCGGCTGATTGTAATCCCCGGCGTTTCCTTCCTTTCGTCTGATCAAAAGGAGGATGCCGTTCCATTCCTTGTACGGATCTGTCCGGATTACTTTCCACCGTTCGCCCTTGTACTCCAGTTCCCGCTCGCCGTGATAGTCGCGGTCGTATGGGATCAGCAGTTTCGCCTCCGGCTGCAAGCCTTCTCCTCCGCTCTGGTAGATCTCCGCCTGTGTGAGGCTCATTTCCTGAACCCTCAGCTTTCGGCGCTGTTCTACCGGATCGGTCCCGGCCTCGTGCGCGTCCGGCCGGAATGAGATGAGCACGCAGCTCGTCATCATTCTCATTCGTCCGCACCTCCGCCGTAATTGGTATATTTGTTGCTTGTCCGCATATTGCCCTTCATGGTTCTGTATGCCTTCTCAAGCTGGTCCTTGTTCGGCGGGTTTCCGAGCTCCTTGTCCACCCAGACCGCGATCACCTTATTTACATAGTCGTCGTTCCAGGTCGTCTCGTCCGTGATCGTCAGGCTCTCCGGTTCCGAAATCGTCTCCGGTATTTTCGTGATGGTGATCTCGACCTCACCCGGCAGAACGATCTCCGCCGTCGCGGTCAGATCGATCACGCAAGCCTTGATCTCCCGCGCGATCTTTTCGTCATAGTCGTCACCGTTCACGAAAGTCAGCATAGATTTCACTTCAGCGAACATTTCAATCACTTCCCCGCCTTGCTCTTCATGTATTCGTCGTACAGTTTCCTGGTATACAGGTGCGTCGCCGGCGCGTGCGTATCAACCCAGAGGCCGAACCCCGCGCACGCGGCCCGCACGCAGAAATGACGGTCCTCGCCCCGCAGCGCCGTGTTGATGTTGGGAATCCTGGAATAATCCACTCCCGCCTCGAACACCCGCCTTTTCACCAGCGTCAGCGCCCCTGTCATTCCTACCTCGTAGAGTCCCGGCTTTCGCCATTCCTCCCGCATTCCGGCGCTCTGGTCCGTCATCCAGGCGTTGCACCAGTATCGTCCGTTTGGTGCCTGTGTCCAGAAGATTTCCGAAACGATGTCCTTGTCTGCCTGGATCAGGTGGTAAAGCGTCCACGGGTCCAGCACGATGTCTGTGTCGATGCTCAGCCAGTAATCATATCCGCCTTCCAGCATCGCCCTGATCGTCATGTTCCGCAGCTCGCCCATTTTCCACATCAGGTCCAGCGTCCACAGGTGATCATTGTCGGTCTTCCTGTATACCTCGCCGGTTTCCACCGTCACGGTTTTCGCGTCCCGGATCTCCGGAATCACTTCCGGACAATCGTTCACAACGAAAAACCGGTCCACGGTGAACCCTTCCGGCACCTCCAGACGGTCGAGTCCTTCCTGGTATTCCCGGAAGATATCCACGTCCTGACGGAGCGGCGCGGCGATCAAAATTCTCTTCATGTCGCCGGCTCCTCTCCCGGCCAGATCGGCACCTGGGCAATGTGGCCCACCCGTGCCGTCGGTTCGCACCAGAGCTCCGCGCCGACTTGCTTCGCCCGCCAGCAGAACGCGAGATCCTCTCCGAAGTCCGGCGTCGGCTGGAAGCACGCGCCGTATTTCGTCTGTACATCCTTCAGGATCTCCGTGCTGATGATCGTGCACGCCATCCCGCAGCCTTCCACCCGGAACGGCTCCATTCCGTAACTCTTGACTCTTTCCACAGGCTTCAGGCTCGTGAAAATACATGAGTTATACGGCGGCCTCCGGCTCTGGAATGCTCCGCACACAAAGTCCTTTCCGCAGAAAAGAAGATCCTCGACGATCGTGTCATGAAATACCATGTCACTGTCGAGAAAAAGCAGATGCGTAAACCCTTCATTGATGGCTTTGCACGCGAGCGAATTCCGCGCCAGGTATACCAGCGTTCCCGCGGTAATTTCCACATGGTGCGCGATTCCTTCCCGCTGGAGATGCTCTGTCAGTCCGATCAGGCTCTTCACAAAGTCCGCCGCCATCAGTCCGGTGCTCGGAACGGCAATCAGCAGTCGAAACGGTTTTTTCATGGTGCCCCCTTTATTTGGTGGTTTTCTTCCTGGTTGTTTTCTTTGCGGCCGCCTTTTCCGGCGTCTCCGCACTCGCAGCGTTTCCTTCCGGAGTCTCCGGCGCCTCCGCCTCCGTTTCCGGCATCTCAGCGGCTGCCGGCATTTCCGGCACCTCCGTCTCCGCCTTCACCGGCTCGTCCCAGCTTACCGCGCTCCCGGTAGAAACCAGAAAACCGGCCTCCGCCGGGGAGACCTCAATGATCTCCCCGGCTTCGTGCCGGATTCTCGCTGCCCGTGTCAGTCTGACCTTCATCGTGCAGCCTCCTTATTCATCAGGTGGTGGCAGATCCGGACCCCTTCTTGACGTTCACGAAACGTCCGGGAGCGGTCACGCCGTATCCGACATACTGGCGGCCGACGACCTTCACCAGGTCCGCCTCCGCTTCCGTCAGGTCGTCCCACTTCAGGATCACGCCCTCGCCTTCCGGATAGTTCGCCTGGGCGCCGCTCAGGTCGCCCACGATCATCCATACCGCGTTGGCGTCCGCGGTGGCATATGCCGGCAGCGCGCTGGTGTAAAGCACCGTGCGGCCGTCATACGGATCAACCGCGAAGTTTCCGGCCACGCGGGCCTGGTTGAACGCTGCGGAGCTCAGCCGGTTGATGATCACGACCGGATCGTTTGCTTCGTCGCTCAGGTTCGCCTCCGCCTCAACCACGACGGTCAGGCTCGGCTCGCCTTCGATCTTCGGAATTCCCACCGCGCTGCTGGTGTGGCTGGTGCCGGCTCCGGCGATTGCACCGATCAGCAGAGCGCTCAGTTTCTTCACGATCTGGTAGATCAGTTCCTCGTATACGTACCGGACGAACGCCTCGCCGCCCATCGCGACCGCTTCATCGCTCAGGCGAATCCACTTCTTGATGTTCGACGGCTTCAGCTCGACGATGCCGATCGTCAGGTCTTCCTCGGTGATGGCGGTGGTGCCTTCACCATGCACATACGCCGGATCGGCAGCCCGCTCGAAGGCCACCTTCAGGTTGCCGCGGAAGTAGGTCTTCCGGACGCGGCTCAGAATCGTCTCGTTTTCCCACGCATGGCGGATGATGTCGTCGACCAGCGTCGGAACCGGGATCTGCCCGTCATTCGCGGCGTTGGTGCTCAGCAGAGCGCGGCATTCCGCGTCCTTGCCGGTCTTGATGTACTCGGCATACGCGTTCACATACTCCTTACTGGAGCGGATCTCTTCAATGGTCATAGTCTTTCCCTCCTCATGTTTCTCCCTGGTCTCACCGGCTCCGTTTTCCACGGCCTTCCGGTCTTCCTCCGCCTTCCTGGCGGCTTCCTTGCGGGCATCCAGCTCGGCCTTGATGGCCTCCAGCTCGTTCGCCCGCTCTTCGATTTCTTCAGTGGTCGCGCCTTCGGTTTCCATCCCGGCGATCTCTGCCTGTCTGGCCTCAAGCTGCTCCACGCTCAGCTCATCGAATTTCATTGCCGTTTACCTCCTGAATCAGTTTGTTCAGCTTCTCCAGAGCCGCCGTCCGGCGTTCTGCTTCCGCTTCGGCCGCTTCATGCGCGGCCCGTTCCTCCGCCAGCTTCTGCTTTGCGCTCTCCAGCGAGGCTCTCGCGCTGTCCAGCGCAGAGTCTTCAGAAGCGACCTGGATGCTTGTCTGTTCGTACGCCGGGAACGCAACCGCCGATACTTCCAGAATCCGTGTGATCTCCATGATCCGGCGTTTCGGATAGTCGCTTTCCACGTCCGTCCAGACGTCTTTATCTCTATTCACGATCATCATGAAGGACATTCCGGAAATGTCCCCCCGTCCGGTCGCGGAATAAAGCGCTTTGGCTTCCATGTTGTTCTCCGTGTCCAGGTTGACCCGGATATCCATGCCGGCATCGTTCGGCATCAGTTGCATGGTGCTGTTTTCGTTGTTGTTCCGGCTCCGTGCCATCGGAATCATGCCGGTGTTGTGGCCCACCAGGAAGCGCACGTCTTTCAGGTCGCAGTTTGCCAGCGCGCCCCGGTCGATCACTTCCTCATACCATCCCATGTCCGTCTTCTGCTCAAACACCACCGGCCGCCCGGTGATATAGGAACCGTGCTGCTCATCCCGTTCTGCGCGGACCTCGCAGATAAAGGACCTCGTTTCTTTACTGCTCATCGTCTTCCCCTCCGTTCTGCTCCTCCGCCGGTGTCTTGTCCTCCGGTGGATTCGTGACATCGTAATATTCACCCCGCGCCGGGATCTGGTTTCCGTAAGGCTCCGGAAGCGGCGGGAGGTTCAGGATCTCGCGCCCCTCGTTCCGTGTAATCAGACCCCGGTCCGAAAGCTGGCTCACCGCGCTCAGCTTGTCCGCGTTGGACATATACTGAAGCCGGTTCGAACTGAAGAAAATTCCGTTTCCGTATGCCTCCCGTTGCCTGTCCGTGTAGTGCATCCCTGAGCACACTTCCGACAGTTGAATGGCAAACCATTCCACGAAAGACTCATAGAACGCCAGCCATGAATCGCCGAAGGCCTTGCCCTGGATCACGTCCTCGTTCACCGTGAAGTAATCATAGACGTTTTCCTTAATCAGCCTTTCCTGTTCAGCGTCCACCTTGTACGCTTCCTGTTTGAGCTGCTGTACGTTGTTGTAAGTGTTGGGGAACAGGATCACGCCGCCGCTTGTCTTTTTGTTTCCGAACGTTGCCGCGTTGAACCGCTCCATTTCCTTCCCCAGGTCGTCATCCGTCGCCCAGTTGTCGCTCTGTGCGCTGAAGCGGTAAGTCGCGCCGTTTTTGATGCCCTCTTTAATCCCCTGTCTCTGCATCTCGATCAGGTCCAGCACCGGCCGCATGGCTTCATTGTTCTCGCCGAAGAGCTCGCTCCGGTACTGGAACCGTGTCATGATCCCCACGTCCGCCAGTTTTTCCGCCCTCTTTTTGTTGCTGCTCAGCGTAAAGCGGATATAAGGCTCGTCCCTGTAGTCAATCAGTTCCCAGTCTTCCGGAATGATGTTGATCATTCCGTTCGTTTCGCCCTTTTCGTTTCGCGTCGGCACCAGGAAAACATTATTCCGCACGCCGAGCACCGTCGCGGTCTGATAGAGGAACTGGCTCCACTCCTGGAACTCGTTCGGCCTGACCTTCAGCCGGTTCTGGAGTACCGGGTTCGCCGTCCCTTTGATGTTGGCTTTCAGTTTCGCCGCGTGCCGTCCCCATGTGTCCAGGCTCGCCCGGATCAGCTCGGACTCGTAAATACTCCCGCGCCACGTCGTAAATACCGGCGTATAACCTTCAAGCAGTTTGAACGTTCCGGCTGACTTCAGCGCCGCCGGCTGTTCCTTCCGCCCAAAGATCTTTTCAAACATTCCCATCCTCATCACTCCTCCGCCGGTTGCTTATCCCTTCTTGTTTGTCAACCGCGTTCCCAGTTCGCCCCACTTGAAGATCCGCATCGCCATCGCGTCCATCAGCGCGGCCATGCCGTCCACGTGAGCGTATTTTGATATCTTGACCAGCTTTTTCCGCGGATGCGCGTTCTCCGTATTGCTCTCCATCTGCTGCGCCGCGTCCGCGAAATGGATCTTCAGCAGATCGTTGTCGTCCATGTCCCGGATGCGGCCTTCCTTCAGCATCCCCTCGACCGTGTCCATGACGCTCGACAGGTTGAACCCCTGGGTTACCGTGTCGGTCTTGAAGCTCTTTGCGTTCAGCTTCTGAACCAGCTCCAGGCTCCCCCAGCGGTCATATCCGATCATCAGCGGGAAAACCTTGTACTTCCGTACCAGGTCCATGCACCAGATCAGCACGTCGTTGTTATCGATGAACTCCTCGCCGGAAAGCGAAAGGAATCCCTTGCGGATGTAAATCTCGTAAGGAATTCCGTCCCGTTTTGTCGCTTCTTCGAGTTTGTTCTTCGGTAACCAGAAATGTGCGTGTGTCCAGATGATCCCGTCCACCTCTGTCGCGCAGATCCCGCACGTGAGGTCCGTGCTCTGTGATAAGTCGATGCCGAGCACGCTGTAATGATTGCGGATATCTTCCATCGGTTTCCGCCATCCGAAAGCCCGCTCGATAACCTCCGCCCGCAAGAAAGCGGTACTTAAATTTTGTTTCAGGTTGCAATACTTGGTTTTAAATTCTATCTCCTTCGAGATGGATTCGTGAGCGATGTCGATCTCCTTCCGGATGAAGTCCCGGCTGACGCTCTCGCCCAGGCCCGGAAGGCTTTTCTCCAGCTCTTCCAGGTCGTCCCACTTCGCCGGATCGTCGATCATGTACAGGATCGGCAGCAGATGCTTCTCCCGGCTGTTTCCCATCAGGAAACTTGTGCCTCTCTTCATCAGCTCGTCAAACAGGCCGTCATTTTCATACCCGCCGGAGCTGAGCGCGATTCCCAGCGGCTC